CCGCTGCGTCTTCGGCCTTGCGCTGCTCGCGCATGGCCTTTCGGACGGCCTTGAGTTGGTCGATCATTGCTCTCTCCTTGAATGGGGACGGCATGTCCCCGTTGGTTCAGCACTCGGTGATGTGGGTGCACATCCCGGGGCGAATGCGACCGTCTGCGCGGGCTGCTGCAAGTGCAGCAGCCGCCGCTTCGCGGCTGTCAAAGTACAACCGAGGGTCACATTGCGCGACCCAGTCTCCGCTGACGACGCTGCCGTCGTTCAGCGCGTACAGCCAATCACCTACTTCCCACATCGCGTGGGCTGTGAAGCGCGCAGGCTTCGCCTGCGGCTTCGGCAGCACCTTGTGCGAAGGTGCCTTGCGGCCCTGCTTCTTCTTGATCGCCACGCCCATCAGGCGGGCGATCTCCTGGTCGCGCCAAGCGGCGCGGATCGCGGTCTTGAAGTTCATCACTCTCTCCAAAGCACGCTGCCTGCGACGCAGGCTCCAAGCGCACTGGCAATGGGGACAATGCGTCCCCATTCGCCGCTACGCTCAGTCCGCTTCGATGAATTCGCGGAACAAATGTTTTGCGTCAAGCGCCATCGTGCATACCAAGTCGGAGCAGGACGCGTCGAGCGCCTGCCGCCCGTGTAGGTGGTTCCACACCTTGGTGTGGACGCGGTGGACGAAGTCATCGAACTCCTGAGAACCTGCGGCGAACTGTTTCGCCTGCTGGTTCCACAGGTAGCAGTAACCAAACACCCAACGCAGGGTGTGCGTCATCAGATCATTGCGGTACATCGCTCTCTCCAAAGCACGCTGCCTGCGACGCAGGCTCCAAGCGCACTGGCAATGGGGACAATGCGTCCCCATTCGCCGCTACGCTCGTCAGGCCACGAGCACCCACTCATTCGGTCCCGTCTTGCGATACGTCCACGTTTCCGTGGCTTCCTTTTCCTCGGGGCGACACGTACGTGTCACTTCATACCGCGCCCCGATGGGCGCCATCGCCAGCTCGGCCAGCGCCTCTTCCACCGCGTTGAGGTCAGGCTTGCCCTTTGAGGTGATCACCTCCATCGGGAGCACGTGTTCCACGAGCCCATTCTCCTGCTCGTCGATGACGAGCACCCCGTCGATTCGGTCGGAGTACAGGTAGCCGCCTGCGTAGCGGCGGGGAAGGGGAAGGTTCTTGGTCATCAGCATCGCTCTCTCCTTGACGGGGCTGTGCCCCGAGCACGGCAGCGCCCGACGGGCGCGTCACATCCGCACTGGGCTGCGCGAACGCAGCCCGCTGCAGACGCAGCGGAAAGGGGACAACGTGTCCCCGTTGATTACTTCGCGGCAGCGAAAGCCTCGGCCACCGCTTGCGCGGCGATCTTCTTCGACTGCTCGTACTCCAGGCAGGCAGCTGTCAGCTTCGCTGCCAGGGCAGCGATGTGCGAGGGCACTTCGACCCCTTCGCCAGCCTTGTTGCTCGCAGGTTTGGCCTGCGCGTCAGCGTCACCGCCGAGTGCCTCAAGCAGCCGCTGCGCGGCCTTCTTCGCTGCCTCGAACTTCGCCGCCGCACGGTCGAGCACCATCTCGCCCTTGTTGCGCGGGCTCTTCGACTCGACCAGGGGCACACCGTACTTCTTCGATGCCCATTCGAGGATCACGGGCTTGCAGTCCTCCAGCGTGGTGAAACCCGCATCCACCGCTGCCTTCCGCAGGGTTTGCACCAGAGTCTGCGAACCCACAGCGTAGGCGTCGAAAGCACGGAAAAGGGATTGCTTGTTCATGTTGCTACTCCAATGGGGACATCGTGTCCCCGTACCGAAATGCCGCAGTGCGTGCGGCGTCGCTGAGAGGAAATGGCCCTCTCATATATGCCCTCAACCCCCCTTCAGCGTGCTCCCCTAGCCCCTACTGCTGACCCCACCCTACCCGGGAGCCCCCAAACTGTGCAGCGAGGTAGCGACGCTATATGAACACGAAACCACAACCGCACAACACAATTTTTACAAAATTAAATTACTTTTGTCAAATCCTTGACATATTAAAAAGTAGACAGCGTCTATAACAGCCTTGACATTACTACAAAAACTAAATACATATTGTCAAATCCTTGACATACACAAATAAAAAAGACCCGGGCACCGGCCCGGGTCAAGCCGGGACACCCCGGCGGGAGGAGACAAGCATGCTTGCATCCGCAAGCAACCTGAGTATACACTCGCGCCCATCGGGCACAACGCCCTGCGCACAACATGCTTCAACACCTGATCGACTTCGAGCCGGAGATCTGCGCTGAAGACAGCCCGTCCTTCACGCCGCTTGAAGACGCCACGCCTACCAAGATCCTCGATGGGCAGCACGGCACGGCCAACTGGTTGGTCAGCCTGGGGGCGCCTACCGTCGCATCCACCGAAGCGCAGAACTCTGTGGCCATGGCGCAAAGCGCCTTCGTGGCAATGACCGCGCCCAATACCGCATCCGAGACACAGAAACAACGCCTCCTGGCGCTGAAGACGCCTGAGGCCGTGCAGCACCTGACGGGCATGCTGACCGCCTACGACTGGGAGTTCGTGGAGCAGGCCAAAGAGATCCGTGGCTATGCGGTAGCCAAGATCGTCGAAGAGACCAAGCACCCTGATGCCCGCATACGCCTGAGAGCGTTGGAGCTGTTGGGACGCGTCACCGAGATCGCGCTCTTCACTGACCGCGTAGAGGTCAAGAAAATTAGCGTCTCCGATTCAGAACTTGACGCCAAGATCAAGGAGAAGCTCGCACGCTTTGCGGGCGTCGTGGATGCGCAGCCAATTTCTGATGCTGTTTTGCTGCCGCAAGCATGAAGCTGCCTGATTTCTTGACCCCCGCAGAAGCGCAGGCTATTCATGCCGCGCTTCCTACGCTTTCTGTCAAGGAAAAAATGGAACTCTTCGACCTGCTCGAAGAGAAAGAACGCCGCAGCCGCCTGCAAGCAGCGCAAAAGTCAGTCGTAGGCTTCGCACACGCCGTCTATCCGGGGTTCAAAGAGGGCGCTCACCACCGTGCGCTCAGCAAAATCTTCGACGACATCGTAAACGGGCGCAAACACCGTGTAATCATCAACATTGCGCCCCGTATGGGCAAGTCGGAGTTCAGTTCCTACCTGTTTCCATCCTACTTTTTGGGCAAATTTCCGCACAAAAAGGTCATCATGGGGACGCATACCGCGTCCTTGTCGGAAGATTTCGGGCGTCGCATCAAAAACCTCATCGCAACCGAGGTCTACACGCCTATTTTTCCCAAAACAAGCGTTTCTGAGGACCAAAAAGCGGCTGGAAAGTGGTCTACGACCGAAGGCGGGCAGTACTACGCCGTCGGTGTAGGCGGAAGCATCGCAGGCCGGGGCGCAGACCTGTTTGTCATCGACGATCCGCACTCGGAACAGGACATCAAAGCTGGCACCCGTACGCCTTTTGACGCGGCGTGGAACTGGTTCCAGACCGGCCCCCTTCAGCGCCTCATGCCAGGAGGCGCCATCATCGTCATTATGACGAGGTGGAGCGAAATCGACCTCACGGGGATGCTGATCAAGCACCAGATCAAGAACCCGGATGCGGACAAGTGGGAGATCGTCGAGCTTCCCGCCATCCTGAACGAGCACACGCCTGAAGAGAAGAGTTTGTGGCCCGAGCAGTGGCCACTGGAGCAGTTGCAGGCCAAGCGTGCAGGCATGGATCCGCGCTTCTGGCAGGCGCAGTACATGCAGAACCCCACTTCGGAGGTTGCTGCGGTCATCAAGCGCGAACTCTGGCGCATCTGGGAGCACGAGAAGCCGCCCAAGTGCGAGTACATCATCCAGTCGTGGGACACCGCGCACGAGACGAAGACCTCCAGCGACTACAGCGCCTGCACCACGTGGGGCGTGTGGTTCAACGAGGAGGACAACGACAACGCGCACATCATCCTGCTCGACGCCATCAAGGGCCGGTGGACATTTCCTGACCTGAAGAAACGTGCGCTGGAGTATTACAGCGAGTGGGAGCCGGATGCGTGCCTGATCGAGAAGAAAGCTGCCGGTGCGCCGCTGATCCAGGAGCTACGCGCCATGGGCATCCCCATCGGGGAGTTCAGCCCCTCCCGGGGCAAGGCCAACCAGTCCAACGACAAGCGCGTGCGCTTGAACGCCGTCTCTGACCTCTTCTCTTCGGGCCGTGTCTGGGCGCCCGACACGCGCTGGGCCCGCGAGGTTGTCGAGGAAGTCGCAGCCTTCCCCGCCGGTGAGCACGACGACTACGTCGATACTTGCACGCAGGCGCTCATGCGCATGCGCCAGGGTGGCTTCATCCGACTGCCGTCGGATGAGCCTGAAGAAGTACGTGAATTTCGCAGCGTCAGACGCGCTGCGTACTACTGACCCCACTACCATGCCAAAACACACGCAAAAGTTCATGGGCAAGAACGTGCTCATTGACCGGCTAACGGCACAAGTCGGCTCCCGGGAAATGGCGCTTGGGCTCTTGCGAAAGCGCGGGCATGTAGACAAAAAGGGAAAGCTCACGGCTGAAGGCCGCGCACGCGACGCCATGACGGCTGAAGAGCGTGCGTTGGACCGCGCAAGTAACGCCACTGGGGACAAGCCCAGTGCATTCAAATACAACCCCAAGACAAATCGCGCCACGCGGCGCTGAAGGAGCCACCATGGACAAACTAGACGCTCAGACGCTGGCAAGCTTGCTAAAAGAAGGCATCGATCCCAGCGTTCTTCGCGAGCGCTCAGTTATGGGCCTACCTGCTAACACTGCCGGAATTGCCGACTTGGTGGCGTACACAGATCCCGGTTTGAAAGGCACAAACACGCTAGGCTACGTTGTCTCTAGCCCCCGGGTATCGCAGTTTCAGCAGAACCGTGCAGCACGCGGTGCTATTTTTGCAACGCCCGACGCAAGTCCAGACACTTTTGCGCACGAAGCTGAACATGCGATGGCCAAGAAACAACTTGGACATCCGGCGATGATCAACGAAAAGTTTGACGAACTGGTGAAAAAGCCCGATGCTCGTAGCAAATTTGTGTTGGATGCTATGGAAGTAGCGCCTTACCTTAAGCAAAAGTACGGTATTTCTAGTGGCTACTTTAATAAACGGTTGTTGAAAGACAACGATCCGGCAGTACTGCTCTACGAACAACTGGCGTCGCTTGCGGCAGCGGAGCAAACGCTGGGTGTAGACCTTACCAAAGATCCCGAACTGCGCAAAACGCTGTTCAAGGATCCGGCAGTGCGCGAAACCTACAACGCCGTCACTGGGCTGCGTCAAACACGCCTCGACCCGCGTGATCTGCCGCCATACACGCGGCAATCAGAACAAAGTACGGCAGAATCGTTGCTCAACAAAGTAAAAAAGTCTCTGCGCTTTGCTCAGGGCGGCGAAACAAAACTTATTTAAGGAGCCACCATGGCGACAAATATTGACCGGGCGATGACGCCCTCCCCCACGCCCCTCATGGGGCTTGCCGACGCTCCCGCCATCGAGATCGAAATCGAAAACCCGGACTCCGTCACGGTCGGCATTGACGGCCTGGAGGTCACGCTGGAGCCGGAAGCACAAACCGCCGATGACTTCGACGCGAACTTGGCCGAGTTCATGGACGAGAGCGCACTGCAGTCGCTGGCGTCGGAACTCATCGAGCAGGTTGATGCGGACCTCAACTCCCGCAAGGACTGGGTCGAGGCCTACGTGAAGGGCCTGGAAGTCCTGGGAATGAAGTACGAGGAGAGGACGGAGCCTTGGTCGGGGGCATGCGGCGTGTTCAGCCCGCTGCTGACGGAAGCGGCGGTGCGCTTCCAGTCCGAGATGATCACGGAGACGTTCCCAGCACAAGGGCCGGTCAAGACCAAGATCGTCGGGGAAATCACCCGCCCCAAGGAAGAGGCTGCAGAGCGTGTCCGCGAGGACATGAACTACCTGCTGACCGAGAAGATGATCGACTACCGTCCAGAGCACGAGCGGTTGCTCTTCGGTCTGGGGCTTATCGGCTCCGGCTTCAAGAAGGTGTATCCGAACGCTGCTACGGCCCTTCCTGACGCGCCTTACATCCAGGCAGAAGACCTGATCATGCCCTACGGCGCGGCCAACGTGTACACCTGTGAGC